TTATCCCTGCCTCCTTTTCAGGATCGTCAGCGCCGGTGCGCGACTGTCGGTGGCTGATACCTTGTTGGCTGCCTCAATCAGCTGGTCCAACTCCGCCGCGGAGTAGTGGCTGGTGATGCTGCCGTTCTTGTGGCCCAATAGGGCCTTCCGATCCTCTTCGGTAACACCCGCTGCCCGAAGCCGTCTGCCAAACGTGTGCTTCAGGTCGTGGATACGCAGAGACCGATAACCAGGGTGCGCCGGCGTGCGATGGGCTTTCTCCCACTTGTCCGCCGCTCGTACCCTGGCCTTCTTCCAAGCGCTGTCGTTCATCCGGTGAACCGCCGTCGGCCCGTTCTCGTCAGGCTTCCCGTATGGGAAGACCAGGCTGGCGTGCATGCCGCGCTGCCCCTCGATGATCTTCCTGGCTACATCGTTCAGGACGACAAGGCGCTCCTCGCCATTCTTCACGCCAGACTTCTCGTGGCGCCCGCCGAACCCGTCCGGGATCAGGAACACGCTCGTCCCCAGTTCCGGAACCGCGATCTCCCACTCCCACCTCAGCTTGCACACTTCCTGCTCACGGCAGCCGGTGTTCACCTTGAACAGCGCCATGCGCAGCAGGTGATCCGGCAGCTCGGCGAACAGCACCGACTGCTCATCCCAGGACATCGGGTAGGGCTTCCGGGCCGCCTTCTTCTCATTCAGCTTGGTGATCATCGGCACCGTGTCGAGCCATGGCCGCTTCTGCTCATCTCGCCACTTCCGCGCGCAGAGGTTCAGGATGCGGATCACGCGCTCGAGCGCGATGTTGATGGTCCTCGGGCTGGCCGGCTTGCCTTCCTTCGGGTTCAGCCTGTCCTTGATGTACGGCGCCAGGGCTTCGTCGTCGACGAAGGTCAGCGCCAGGCCGCCAAGGTACGGGTCGAGCTGCTCCAGGTAGGTCGCCGTGAGCTTGATCGACGGCATGTCCTTGTTTTCCAGCAGGTAGCGTGTCGCCGCCTCCCGCCAGATCTTCACCTCGCGCACGCCGTAGACCTTCTGCTGCCGCTTCTTCTCCAGCAGGTGGATTAGGTACTGCTCGGCTTCTTCCCGGTCACAAGTGCCAGTGCTCTCTTGAATTCGTTCTCCTCGGTAGACTTTGTCGATTTTCCAGATGCCGTTCGGCTGCCTCTGGAGCCCTGTGATTGCTTTCTTTGCCATGGCAATGCTCCGTTGCCCTGGCGCTCGCTGCGGGAATGATTGTTGTCCCCAGCGCCAGGCTTTTCAATTGATGCTTTCTCGACGTAGGAATCTGCCCAGGCATCGAGTTCGAGACGATCGAAGGCAACACCCTGTTTCCCGATGGGAAATTCTCGGATGTGCGGCCGGACGGTCTTGTTGAACTCATCCCGGCACATGCCGAGATAGGACGCTGCGTCCTTTGCCCGGATGAATCGCGGGACAAAATGAGGCTGTCGCTGCCGGTCGGCCGGCGGCGCAAGAAGGGCGGACATGGCAATACCTCATCGCGCCGACGGGCTCGTGCCGGCCGGCGATGTTGGAATGGGGTTGGGGTTTAGCGCTGGAGGAGGGCGCGGAGTTCGTCGGCTTCCGCAATGTCTCGCTCGTACTTCGGTCGGATTGCTGGGTGATCCTTCGTTCCGCAGTAAGTCGCCTCAACCTCGATGCGAAGACTTTCCTCGATGCGCTCCAGCAGCTCCTTCGGCACCAGCACCTGGTCGGCGGGGATGGCGCGGTTGTTCCATTGCTCTATTGCGGCAGCGTGCCACTCTCCATCATCTGGGTATCTACGGCGGACCTCTCCTGCGCTTGCATCACAGCCTGCGCAGCGTGCATCTCCCCACCGATACGTGCTGCCATCATTGAATGTCAGCCCGATATGTCCGCAGAACGGGCAAGGCTTCAGCTCAGGCATGGCCGTCTCCCTCCTTCTTCTCCCAGTGCCCGTCTCTCCAAGTCCATGGCTTCCACCAGGTGGAAAGACTGACCCAGCGCTCAATGCTGTCGTAATAGGACTGAGTGCTTCCGCAGTTGTGGCAAGTCGATAACTCCGGCCAGCTATTGCAGAAACTGCTGTTGTGCGATTCGGAGTCGCAGTGCGCATCACACTCCCGGCACCGCGTAATTAGTTGGTAGCCGCTCATGACTCCCTCCCCTCATCGAGCAGCTCCCGCAACTCCCTACGCATCGCATCAACCTCCTCACGCCAGTTGTCGCCGATGGTGCTAGTGATAATTCCGTGGAAGTCGTGGCTGCGTATGGCTGCGAGGACGAGATCGATGCGGCGCAACAGCCCTTCGCTCACCGTCTTGCTGTTGAGGCGCGCACGCGCTTCCCATGCCGACAGCGCTGTCTCGCGGAACTTGTAGAAGCCCGAGTCTTCCCACCATTCTTCGAATGCGCCGTCCTCGTCAACCACCACCCTTGCGCGCAGGGCTGCGACTTCCTCCCTGAGCGCCTGGGTCTCGGATTTTGCAGCTTCAATTCTGTCGTCCGCCACGCTGAGCGCTTCGTGCATCTCAGACAGGAGAAGACCTTTCTTCTCTAGCTCCGAATTGAGTGCGCGCCGCGTTCCTTCAGCGGCTTCCATGTAGTCGTTTTTGTGCTGCCGCAGGGCCGCCACCTGCTGCTCAAGAACCTGATACGGAGTAGGCCGCCCTTCGACTCTTGCCGCGATCATCGCCCAGACCGTTTCGTATTCCGGCCAGTCGCTCTCGACCACAACGCATTCGCTAGTGGGGATTAGGTGTTTGTCCAGCCATACCCGTAACTCTTGCTCAAGCGAGTCGTGGACCCTGCTTTCCGCAGAAAGGTGTTTGCGCTTGATGACGATGAAACGCGCTTCGCGTTTGAACTCACTCATGATCAAAAACTCCCTTCGCTGGCGCGAGTCCTTCAGTACCAATCCACCTCTTTGCCTGAACGTCCTGGATGAACAGCTCTAGCGTGGTGATGGCGCTGTTGTACCCGCGCTGCCAGTCGGATGGTTTTGAGCGCTGCTCAGCACGCAGGCGCTGAATACACTCAAGTATTGTTAGCTCAGCTAGAGCTCTGTTCTGTTTACGCTTCTTTGCGTCTGCAACAGGGCTCTTGAGCTGAGGAAGATTGCGTAGGCATTCAGGCGTATAGGTCATGGGTTACGCACCTTTTCGTTGGTGTCACCGGAATGGTCATTCCCTACTAGCTGAGGCGCGGAGGCGAGCGAACGCAGCGCTTCCATGATTTCGTTAAGACTGATGGTGTAAACCGGACCGTCTGTTGGAAGCGCATTTCCGGATTTTCTACATGCTTCATCCAGCGCTGCTTCGAGCGCCTTGTCCAAGTCAGAAGCATCCGGCACCTGCCCAGCCTGGGCGTCAGGCAGCGCCTCGTACAGTGCTTCCAGCTTCTCGTCGATGCAGGTAAGGCAGACATAGCCACCCATCCAATCAACGCGCAGCGGTGTGTGCTTGCGTACTCCGCAGCCTGCGCAGTTGGTTTCCTGCTCGCTGGCGTAGGTCCATTTCTTCGCCTTCCCAGCCTGGGCGACCGGGACGGCGATCTCTTCGCAGGCCACCAAAACGTAGCGCGCGCCGCACTGCGGACAGGCAGCCGCCATGCAGTTCTCGCTCTGACAGCCAGGGCACTTGTCCTCGGACGGGTCTGGCCCGGTCCAATCGCAATCGTGGCAGGCGGCCAATTCATCGGCTGCGTCGTTGATTCCGTAGTGACCACACCCAAAGCATTGACGCGCCTCGACGTGTACCTTCCCACCCTCCAGCTCGGAGAGCCGGGACTGGGCGGCGTCGCATTCTGCCTGCATGCGGTAGTAGTCCTGCTCTCGCTCACGGGATTGCGCATACTCGCCTTCAAGCTCAGCCCGCAGCACCCCGACGATGCGGTCGTGCTGGGCGAGGGTCATCAGTTCGCGACGCTCAACGGTATAGGAGCGTTCGAACTCCTCGCCTTTCCCTGGGTGCCAGAGACTCCAGCCAGTTTGCGGGCCTGCGGTGACGCGGTACTGCCACGCCACCACCTCCGGCCGCTCCAGCTCCGGCCTAAGCGTTTCGCTCGGTGCCTCATTGAACTTGTCGGCGTGTGGCGCCAGGCCGAGCGGGTCAAGCTCCGGCGCAGGGGAGGGTTGCGCCAGGCCTGCGCCACTGAACAGCATCACCGCCTTGCGCGCATGGATATCGGAATAGGCCTCGATGATCTCGCGCACGTCCTCTCGATCGTCCGGCAGGTAGCCCGCCAGCATCTCGTCCAGGGCGATGGTCGTTCCATGCTTCGGCAGTCGGATGGATTCCAGTGCGCCGGGGGCGTTCCAGTTGCACTGGTCAGCAGTGTGCCCTCCCGCACCGCAGAGGGTGCAGGCTTTCTGTTCGGTCATTGTTCAGTCCTCGGGGTATTGGCGGGTGCCGCGCTCGCCCTGGTCGGCGTCGTTGGCGATTTCGTTGAGCTGGCGCGCGAGCTGGCGGATCTGCTCGGGCACCATGAAGAGGGTTTCGGGCAAGCCCTCGATGCGGCAGTACCCGCCATCCATTGCCTGGCGGTGCTCGACGGTCAGTTGGATGGCTTGCATGGTGTGGGCTCCTTCGGCGGATGGCAGCGGAAGCACGGGCACTCGCCGATGCGCTTTCCGGTAGTGCGGCAGATACGAGGGGCTGTCACGGCTTTACCTCCGGCGCCGGCGGAAGCGGCATCCAGTGGGTCACGGCCCGATCCTCGCCGAGCTCATCCAGCGGGAAGGTCCAGCAGGCGAATCCTGTCTTGGCTCCGTGCCAGTAGGTGGCCCAGCCGACGCCAGGCTGCCCATCGTCGAAGAGAACCGCCACGGTGCCCTGCTCCTCGGTGGGCAGGCACTCGGCGATGGATATCCATTGGCGACAGTCCTGCTGGCCTCGGGCGCGCCCCATGGCATAGGCCTCATCCTGGAAGGCGATCAGTCGGTCAGCGAAGTGCTCGGTGTGGCGACTGTGCAGGGCTTCGATTGCCGACTGGTCGGCGGGGTGGTTGTTTGCAGACACAGGAACTCCTCACCAGCTAACCTGCTGGCTTTCGTTAAAGGGTGAAGGTGATGGGCCTGAAGAAGCCGAATAAGCAGCTACGGAGAGAGCTGCAGGACATTGCGCACATGGGGGAAGAAGCTGCCCATGTGATCTGGCAGGTGGTTAAGACGCTGCCGGAGGATCAGGTAGAGGTACTGATGCAGGCCGTGGGGCTGGTGCATGAGTGCGTCGACAAAGCAAATGCCCTGGCGGACAGGGTGAAAGCCGGGGAGGTCATTGCGACCTGACACCGTAGTGGCGCAGTGCCTTTGGGTGGAGTAATTTCGACTGCTCTACTGGGCTCTTTGGGAGGGGAGTTCGATGGACATTTCGATTCAGCGAGTTGAAACCCTAGGCCCGGACATTTGGCAGGTGCATGCCTGCGGCGCTGTCTTCTCGTTCGGCGACCAGTCCTCAGCTGTAGCCTTTGCCGACAAGCTCAAGGAGCGCGTCGAGGCTGACCACCACATCTCTGAGAGTGTTCTGCAGCGCTGGGCTGAAGAGCACAACCGCATGCTCGACACCGACCTGTCCTGAATTCCACCGGCTGGCGCTGCGGTATTGATTGGGGTACGGTCGAGGCCCGGCATGGGGCCGGATCAAGGAGATGGAATGCCGCAGGAACTTACGTTGGTCTTTACGGCGGTGATTTCAGCACTTGCGGCCTTAGGTGGGGTCGCCCTCACATGGGCACTTGGGAATATTTCTGCGGAAGGTAAAGATCGCCGTCTCGAGCGAGAGAGTTGGCGCCATCGCCTGGAGGATCGATATCTTCAGATACTGACTGATATAGACATATTCCTTCGGCGTGCAAAGAAGGGTGTCAATCTTGATGAAAGTCTCGCCGCATTGGGCGCAGCAATCTTGATATCGGCGGGGGAGCCAGTGAGAGATAGATATAACGCTCTTGCTGAGGCGATACAGGAAATGCTCGATGCAGTGGAGGGCAGCAAGGCATTAATGGGCTATGCGGATGAGCACCCCAGGGCATGGGGGAAGATCATCAACGCAAAGCTTGATTTGGCTTCCACGATGCGGTCCGAAATCGAAGCACTGCGCAATTTCTCCAACTGATCATGCTGCGGGCTCCTTGGTGTCGTTGAAGATGTCGAGCAGGCCTAGTCGCCGCACATGCAGTCGATCAGGTCTTCCTCGTCGGAGAAGTCGAGCTCTAGCGGCATCTGGCGGCCGATCTGATCGGCCATCCATGCCAGAGCTCGGTAGTTTGGCCTGTCCTTCCGGAAGACCTGGCCGCTGCGCTCCTCCGCTTCGATCCACCACCGAGCGCACTCGGGGTTCTCTACGATGGCGCGCAGGATCTTCTCGGGTGACTTGAGGAAGCAGAGGTCGCAGTTGCCAAGGTCGGAATCGATACCCAGGTCGAACAGTTGGCGAGCCCAGAAGCTATTCACGTCTGCCTTCAGCACGCCGGCGTGATACATCGGGGTGACGTTGTCCCAGCGGTTCGAGCCCTTCTGGTTGGCAGCCATCATTCGGTGATACCGCTTTGGCTCGTCGGCGCGGATGCCGATGATTGCGTCCCAGGAGTCGAGGCCGAGCTCGTCGCGCATGTACCAGGTACTGGCCTTGATCTTCATGCGGTCGGTGCACATGCGGTTTACTGGGTTCGGCAGAATTGGTGGTTCGCCTTTCTCCTCTCTGCGGTAGTCTGCGTAATAGCGGAGCATCAGGTCGAAGGGCTGGCCGTCGCGGCTGGCATTCTCGTAATTGACTACCTTCCAACTCAGTCCTTGACCGTACACACCGTCGAATTCCAGCCAAGTGATCGGCACACCCCAGTGGCGCTGGCACTCACGGATGAAGTCCAGCGTTTCCGGGCGTTCCTTCCCGGTGTTCTGGAAAGTCACGTGCACGTCGCTGGGAAGCTGTCCGCCGTGTTCCTCCAGGATGTGGTAGAGCATGAAGCCGGACGAACGCCCGCCGCTGAAGCCGATCTGCGCCGGCCCAGTGATTCGATAGGGGGTCATGGTTTCTCCAGGTAGAGCGCCGCCATAAGCACTGCCGTGGCATTGCTTATCCGGCGTAAGCGGTGTTTTGAGGGGGCTTAGGCGGCCTTCTGCTGATTCCAGGCGCCCACGGCATCGAACACCCGCGCGGCCTGCTCCTCGTCCAGCGAGACGGCGGAGGGAATGGCAATCCAGCCGGACGCCACCAGGTGGTTCGGGTTGCACTCGTCGCGCAGGGCTCGATAGCTCTGCTCGATGGCATCACTCAGATGCTCGGCGCGGTAGATTCCCTGTGGCGCGATCTCGATCGACTTGATGTAGCGCTGGCCGCGCTGGTCGATGCACAGCGCGCTGATGTAGATCGTCCAGCTGTGGGCGATGTCGCAGACCGCATCGGCGATCCGCTGGCCCGGCGGGATGTTCTTGCAGTTCTTCCAGTTCACCATGCCCTGGCGGCCGCTCGGGTCGATGTTCACCACGGCGACGTGGTTAGTGCTGAGCATGGCCCGGCAGGAACGCTCCAGCCGCGCACGCATGTTGTGGGCCTTCCGCTTGCTCATAGGGCCTCCGCGAGTTTTCGAAGCCAGAGGCGCTCCGTTCGGCTGATGCCGGTGCGGCGGCGCTTCAGGACGGTGTCGGGATCTATTCGCTTGGAGCGAGGTGGCATGGGTTTCACGTCGGTGAAGCCTTCCACCTGCTGGGGCTTGATGCCGCTCGCCGTGACGAGCTCGGACAGCCAGGCAGCATCCGCCGCCCGGCGCTCGGGGGTTATTTTGCAGATCATGGGGATGCTCGGGGTGCTGGGCGCCGTTGCGACACCCGGGTGGCGAATCAGCGCGCGCGGAGCGCCTGAACAAGGTAGGGATCGACGTCGGACTGGCGCAGCAGCCACGCCTTGTAGTCGCTCGGCACCTGGTTGATCGGCGTGCCCTTGTGCTTGCCGTAGGGCATGACCGTAGGGATTCGAGCCTTCTCGCTCAGCGCATGGACTTCTTCCCAGGTGTCAGCCGCGTGCCCGGCATCCATGGCGACCTCGAGTAGGAAGCGGAGGACGATGGCGCAGTTGCGGACGTCATCGAGCGCTGCGTGGGCGTTGCGCAACAGTTCACGAGCCTTCGCCTCACGGCCGCTGCGCCGTGCGATCAGGTACATCATGGCCGACTGGGTGTGGCTGTCCTTGTCCGGAAACAGGAAGCGGCTCAGCGCCAAGGTGCAGATGCGCTTGATGGCGGGGTTCTCGCCGGCCATGCGCCAGTCGAAATCGACGTTGTGGCCGATCATCAGGAGCGGGCCGGTGGGGAGGGCGAACTCCTTCGAGTCGCGGCAGCCGACCAGGTCCTGGCATATGATGTGGTGCACTGCCTGGGCGCCAAGGCTGATAGGCACGCTCGGCTTGAAGCGCTCCTGGTAGTGCGGGAGATCCTCCGGAGCCATTGCTGCGAACTGGTAGGGCCGTTCGGGAAGCTCCAGCCAGGCTGCCTCGATGATCTGGTCGGTCTGGTGGTCGGTGCCGGTGGTCTCGGTGTCGAAGATGATGGGCTTCATGAGCCCTCCTTGAATAGGGGCGGCCAGCGCGGCCGCCTGGGTTGGAAGGTCAGGCCGCGGCCTGGTGCTGGTGGTCGGCCAGGTGGCCAGCCTCAATCCATACCGCCTGCATGCCATCAGGCACCTTCGCCATCGGCTCCTTCAGCGTGCCGGCGATGATCACGGTATCGAGCGAAGCGTTGCCGGTGACCGCGCGCAGCAGCTTCACGGCCTGGCCGCGGCTCGGCAGGTCCAGCACGTCGAGGCGGTCCAGTAGGGCCAGCTTCAGCCCCGACAGAATCGCGATCGCCAGGGCCAGCGTGGTATCGCACCGCCAGCGCTCCGACTCCGACAGCAGACCGTAGAGCCGGCCGCCGAAGGTCACGTCGATGTCTGCGCTGATCTGCACCGGCAGCCAGCCGGCGGTGGCCGACATATCGCCGAGCAGCTTGTTCACGGGTCCGATGGCGTCCGCCAGGATCTCCGCCGGAATGCCGGAGGGCGACAGGGCGTCCGCCAACGCGCTCCAGGCGCCGACCTCGATGTGGAAGCCCGCGGCCTTCCTGATCACGTCCTGGCGCCGGGTGGCGGCGTCGAACGCATCCTGAAGCGACTGCAGCTTGGCCTGCACGCGGTCGCGCACCTGGCGCAGCTCGTTGATGGCCTGCTCGCCGTTCTGGATGGCCTCGGCGCTCAGTGCCTCGATGGATTCTGCCTCCAGCGCAGCGATCTGCGCGGCAGCGTCCTCGCACTCCTTCAGGTCGCGCTGGCTGTTCTGCACAGCGCGCTGGGCGACGGCCAGATAGCCGCGGTACTCGGCCAGGCGCTTGGCGGCTTCTGGGTCGGCGACCTTCTCCGGCGGCTGGTGCGCAACCAGCTTTCCGTCCTGCAGGTCAACTACGCCCTGGCAGTGGGGGCAGGTCAGCGGCTCGTGCGCAGGTTTGCCGGCGGCAGCCGTCTCGGCGGCCATAACCTTCTCGGACCACTCGTCCTGCAACTGTTCGTCGGTGGTCAGCTTATTGCGGCGGCGCTCGGCCAGGCCGGCGACCTCTCGCAGTTGGGCGATCTTCGCTTGGCGCTGTCCGGCGGCCGCTGCTGCCTGCTTGTGCGCGCCCAGGGTCTGCTGGGCCTCGGCCAGATCCTGCTCGGCGCCCTGCAGCTCGGCGCGCGCGGCGTCGACGTCCTCGGCGTTGACCACAACCTGCGGCAGATCCGGCTCCCAGCCCTCGGCCTTGTCGCTGCCGTAGTTCTCGCCGGTGATCGCCTTCCAGGCGCCGCGTGCCTCGCTGGCGTAATCCTTGGCCTGGGCGACGGCAGCGGGAAAGCCGGAGCGGAGCAGGGGCTTCACCTTCTCGAACAGCTGCAGGTCGATGCCCTTGGCCTGGATGCGCTTGGCCACTTCCGCCGGGCTGGCGCTGGCGCCGGTCAGGCTGAACAGCAGTTTTCGGCGCTCGTCGGCCTTCTGCGCAGCGAACAAGCTGGCGTCCAGCACGAAGGGAAGGAACGGCGCATCGACCAGGGGCGAGCCCTTGCCGGCCGGCAGCGCGATGCCGCAGACCTGCTCATTACCATCGGCGTCGAGCCAGGTGACGCGGGCCTCGCCCTTCTTGGCGCCCTCGTTGACCAGCTGCGCCATGTCCTTCTTCAGCGACACGCGCCGCGGCTGGCCGGTGAAGGCCATGCTGATCGAGTCGAGCAGGCTGCTTTTACCGGCGCCGTTCGGCCCGGCCACCAGCAGCAGGGGAGCAGAAACAACAAGGGCTGCATGCTGCAGCCCTTGGACGTTGGTGATTTCGAGGTTCGTGATGCGCATGGATCACTCCAGGTTGACGGGTTCGTCGGTAGCCGGCGGCGCGGCTACGGTTACTCGGTATGCATTTAAGTCCGGGGTGGTACCTTCGGTTTCGAGGACGATCACGCCGGCGTCCAGCAGCTGCAGAGCGACGCGCAGCGCCTCGTCGGTGCTCAGGGCGAAGCGCGATTGCAGCCACGCCACGTCCAGCGAGTCACGGCGCAGCACCAGAGTGGTGATGTCGTCGAGAGTGTGGCCGCCGAAGGTCTCCGCCTGGCTGGCGCCGGCGAGCAGGTCCTCGCCATAGCCCTGCTCGCCGCCGGCCCAGGCGCCTTCCTCCTGCATGTCATGGTCGCCGCCGTTGAGCTCCAGCTCGTTCTGGTCCGGATCGGGCTGCACCTCTTCCATGCCCTCCAGGTACTGGGCGGCGTCGGCCACTACCAGCATGCAGACTTTGCCGGTGCGGTCGATCAGGTCGTGGCGCAGCGGGTTGAACTGGCTGACTTTGAAAGTGGCCTTGATGCCTTCCTTGATCGCCACCGACTCGAGGATGCCGTCGATGGCCGGGCGCTCGCCGGCAGAGATCAGCTTCACGGCGTGCTTCACGGCGCGGTCAACGGTGCTGCGCAGGCGGTCGATGACGTCGGCCTGGCGCTTCTCGGACAGCTTCGGCCAGACGTCCGGCAGGACGCGGACCTCTTGCAGAAGGACCTGGAGCAGGTCGCGCCCGAGGGTTTCGGCGGTGATCGAGACGATGGAGGGCGTCGGCTGGTCCTCGGAGATCTGGTCGACGATGTCTTCAGCGATGGTGGCGGCGGCTTGTGCGGTCATTTGCTGGCGTTCCTACTGGTTGGCGATGCGTTCGAGGGTGGTGTGCTGGGATTCGCTGAGGAACATGCGCGCGCCGAAGCGTTGAAAGTTGGCGCGCATGTCCGCGGTGAATTGCTCTTCCCAGGTGTTGGCGGCGTTGAGTTCGGCGGCGCCGAGGAGCGTGGTGAACTCCTCGACGCGCTCGAACTGCTCTTCGATGGTCTGGCTGGCCATGGCCGGTTACTCGAAGTTGAGGCCTTCGTCGTCGCCGGCGCCCTGCTGCTGGGCGCTCGGCTCGACGATTTCACCGGTCTCGGTGTTCACGCCCTCAGGCACCTCGGCCTCTTCCTCAACGTCGACCACCGCTGGCGGCTCGGGCTCTCTGTCGCGAAGGTCGTCGACGTGCACCGGCGTGGCCTCGCCCTGGATGTCGGTGTCGCGGGGCTCGATGTAATCGTTGAGCTCCTCGACCGTTTGCAGGCCCATCAGCAGCTCGGGGGCGTACAGGCGGCCCAAGAGGCTCGCCGCGCGGTAGCGCAGCATGACCTCGGGCATGGTCAGCCACTTGCTGCCGTTCTTGGTCAGCCAGCCCTCGTCGATGGCCATCTGCATGGACACGGTCGGGCCATCCAGGCGATCGCCGGTTTCCTTCTCGATCACCCAGGCCGTGCAGGTGCGGTGATGGATCTTCGCCTTGCGCTTCTCGGTGACCTTCTTCCCGTCCTTCCAGAAGGTGGTGCTGTACTCGATCTCCTCGGCCTTCCCGGGCTCGCTCAGGTCGAAGCGCAACGGGCTGAAGCGGCCGCAGCTGTTGATCGAGGCGATGATGAACTGGCTGGACCAGCTGGGCCGGCCTTCGATGACGTAGAGGTTCTGCATAACCATGAGTGGGTCGGCGCCCATGCGCTGGGCCATGTTCAGCGCCACGATGCAGTTCGGCAGGCCGGCGCCATTCGGGGTGTGGCCGACGACCTTGCCGTACTCCTTGACCTCGGCGAAGGCGCGGTACTGGACCGGCACCAGGGTGGACGCGCTGAGTGCCTTGGCGACGCGTTGGATCTGTTCGAAGCCGGCGCCGGTCAGCAGCGACATCGGGGCATCACTGGCCTTGGCTACAGCGCTGGTTTGCAGGCTTGCGAGGGTGGTGGTCTGGCTCATGCCGCGTGCTCCTTGTAGCCCATGAATTTTCGGTAGTCGGCTTCGCTGGCGATGCTCACCCGGCGGTGCTCGTCGGGCTTGTCCGGCTTGTTGTTCTGCTTGCGCTGGGATTCCAGGAAACGCTGGCGGTCCCACACGCGGTGATGGCTCACGATCTCCCGGTACTTGCCGGTGGGGTCGGTGAGGCGGATGTAGATGTCTTCTGCCTTCATGGGCTTCCTCATTCGTGGTAGGGGCAGGTCGCCCAGCGCGGGCAGTATTTCGGGCTGCACAGCGGGCTTTGCGGGTTCGGAGGGAAGAGGCCGCTGCGGAACATGTCCGCAGCGAAATGGATCAGGCCTCGGTGCTCTTCGGTGCCGACCATGACCTCGCGGGCGCCGATGATTTCGCCGGTCGCCGCCTCGGGCTTGCCCTTGGTCTTCAGGCCGATGATCTCGGCCGGCGCCGTGATCCGGTCACCGGTGGTGTGCTCGTAGAGCAGCTCGTAGGTACCGATCTGCGGCTTGTGGCCCTTGGTCTTGGCCGCGCCATGGCTCACTGCGGCGCCGCCGGTCTTCACGTCGGCGATGCCGATGCCGTAGGAGTCGCGCTTGATCCGCGCCCGGTCCAGCTGGCCGGTGAGCCGGACGATGATCCCGCCGCCGCAGTCGATCTCCATCGGCTTGGTGGTCAGCTCGACGGCCACGAAGTCGTAGTGCGGGCTGATGTCGTTGCAGTACTTCGTGTGCAGGGCCAGGCCGGTGGCCTCGGCCTCACGCATAGAGAGGTCGGCGCCGCGCCAGTCCACCTCGAACTCTGGCTGCTGCAGGGTGTGCACCAGCAACTCGGACGCATCGTAGGCACTGATGGGCTCACCATTCACCCGGGCGGCGTCGAAGGCAGCGGTGCTGGCGTGGATCGCGGTCCCCAGCAGCGCGCGCGGCGAGGAGGGGCTGCGAATCTTGAGGAGGTGGACGCCTTCCCATTTGAAAGCGCAGTCGAACAGCGCGCCCCAGGACGAGGCGCGCACCGTGGTTACGGAGTTCATGGGGTTCTCACTTCGCAGCGACGGCCGCGACAGGTTGCTCGGCCGTCAGGTGGCCGCCGAGGGCCGGGCCGATGATCAGGGAGAGGTAGAGGGCGACGGCACCGAAGGCGCCGAGGAGAGTGGCTTTGCGCTTGGCGTTCATGACGGCGTAGCCTCCGGCTCGATGTGCAGCCAGGTCCGCTGCAAAACGTCCACGGCGCGTGCGGTGCCGCAGTACTTCTCGATGCCGCGCGCGGTTTTGCTGATCACCATCTCTCCGGCTTTCCGGACATCCTCCGGCGTGGCGCAGCCGCAAGCGCGGAAGTACTGGCCAAGGAGGTGATCCGCCAGCGCATCGGCTTCCTTGGAGGTGATCATCGCCGCACCCCCAGACTCTTCCGGCCACCCTTGATGGTCAGCGCCATGCGGCGTGGCAGGTTCGCCACTAGGGTCTCGCGCGGTAGGCCGAGCGCAGCGGCAACGTCGGCGCCGGCCGGCATGATCATCCGTTCGACTTCGGCCAGCTGGTCGTCAATGAGCGAGGTGACAGGGCGCGTGGACATGGTCCGTTCCTCCAATGAGTTTCACGATCTTCTGTTGGCGCAGCTCGGCGCGGCGCAGACGGACTGTGGTGGCGGCTTCCTTCGTCAGCACCAGCTCTTGCCGGTCGCCGATGTCGCCCAGGGCGTAGGCCATCTGGATCATCCCGATTGCCACGTCGTCGCTCGGGTAGTCCGAGCGGGACTGCCGCTCGATCTCATGCCTGATCAGCTTCCAGGCCTTCTCGGTTCTGCTGGTCATCGCTGGTGTCCTCGGGTTCGTCGTCAGGCTCCGGATCGGGCTGATCCCAGAGCGGGTCGCTCGCCAGGTCGTAGGCGAGCTGCGCATTGCCAAACGCCGCGCGACTGCGGCGCTCGCGGTAGCTGGTGAGCATGGGGATGTCCTCGGTGTCGCCGGCATGCGGATGAACGCTCGCGCCGCCGGGATGACCCGATGGGGAGGCGGGGAGCGTTCATGCGGATGCGGGCGGAAAAAGAACCCGGCCGAAGCCGGGCGAAGGATGGGGGTCTGATGCTCGTCGCATCGGAATAGGTGGCCGGAGCTGATCCCGGCATTTCGCGTACAAGACCTTGAGTCGTTTCACCCCAGCGACTTCTGGGAGACTCCGCACTTGGAGTTACAAGGCCCCTCCGGTCAGCCCCGGCATTCACCTATTCCGATGCGCCCTGGCTGGGCCAGGGGATCGGGTCAGGCGTACATCCGCACCGTGACGTAGCCATTGCTGGAAACCACATGATCCCAGCGGTTAAACCAGATGATTCCGCCGAACTTCTTCATGGCGGCCTGGCGAACCTGGATCACCACGTCATCTGGCGTTTCACCTTTCTCAGGCAGCGCGAGCCAGTCCAGGCGCTCGCCGTTGCTCAGGTGTCCATCGACGTTGAACTGAGCCATCTCTCATCCCTCAATCTGGAAGTGGCGGCGTGCGACCTGCTCCCCGATTTCATCGAGAAGGTTTTCCGCGCCGAAGTGGTTAACGATCTGCTCGATGTCGAAGTTCTCCAGCACCGAGGCGCCGTCCGCATCGAAGGCCGAGACGCCCACCGTCGTGCGACTGGAAGGGTCCACATCGATCTTGTAAGCGTTGAAATTCAAAACGCTGATGTTCATCAGCCCATCCTCCTGGTTGTCATCCCAAAGCCGCCTCATCGAAGCGGCTTCAGTGATGCTCGGTGTCGCCCCGCGTTCGCCTAACTGGGCTTCTACAACCCGCGGGTGGTGCTTCTGGCTGTCGATGCCGGATTACTCGCCATCCGGCCGGGCACTCCATCTCGCTGATTCCGCTGTGCCGGTGGCGCGCCTTCGTCTCAGGCATCCGGCAGGGAGCAGTCGCAGCGCGCCTCGGTGGTTGCTGGCTCCAGTCGCACCAGCAGGTCGAGACGGCCCGGTAACCAGAGCCAGGCATGGGCGGGTTCTCCCGCAATAGCAGTCGTGTTTTGCCTCCGTCGCTCAGGCGAACCTGTCGGGACTGCGGAGGGATCGAGATTGTGAAAGAGCGCGGCTCGGTGGCCTGGCCGGCGGTGTGTTGCCGGTGTGATTAGATAATCACGCAACGTGTTTATTCTGTCAAACACAAACCGTGATTTATTTTTCTGCGGGCATGAAAAAGCCCGCGCTCGGCGGGCTTCGTCGGAATGGGGTTGGCTACCAGTCGGTGCCGGGGTGCGGCCAGGACACCTCGACGGTTCCGTCCTGTAGGCGACTGAGCGTGACGGAATCCTCCTGGCCGAGCTCATCGAGGAGCTGCAGCCAGGCCTCCTCGGGCTCATCCGGCATGCGCGAGATGACGGAGCGGCGCTCCAGCTGCGCGCGCGGCGTCAGCAGTTGCTTCTGGATGCGCAGGGCCAGGAGTTCGTAAGGGGTAGGGGTGTGTTGCACGACTGCTTTGCGGGCCATACAGGCTCTCCTATGCTGTATGGATATACAGTATTCCGACGAACGGCATTCGGCAAGCAGGAAAAGAAAAGCCCGGCTCTAGGCCGGGCTTTCTGGGATGGAGGGCGAAGAATTAGAGAGTGCCGCGCGGCTGCTTCGCGTCGATCACGCGCCCGATGATGTCCCAGGCATCGTCCATCTCGACCGGGTCGAACTTCGTGTTCAGTGGCATGAGGTATTCACGGCCGGCGTCGTAGATGTACTGCTTGAAGGTGGTCTCGCCGTCGCGGTGACGGGCGATGTAGAACTTGCCGCTGACCAGGTCGAAGCCCTCGGGCTTGATCAGGATCGGCGTGCCATCCGGGAAGCTCGGCGGCGTGGGCGACGTCATCGACGGTCCCTTCACGATCAGCCAGTAGCCGTGCGGGCCGGCGTTCTCGGTCGACGGCAGCCAGTCCTCGGCAACGCCAGGCGCGAAGTTGTCCGGCGAGTCGGCGCGCTGGCCGGCGGCGACCCAGCTGATCACCGGGTAGGTGCGCGGCTCGCGAGAAGGCTGCAGGGCCATCTCGACGTTCTGCAGGCGCTCGCCCGGGGCCCTGGCCGTGCCGATCAGGTCGGCAACGGAGATGCCGAGGGCCTTGGCCATCAGCTCCAAGTCATCGAGCGAAGGCTCTCGCGTGTCCTTCTCATAGTTGCCGATGCGCGATTGAGATCCCCACCCGCAAGCCTTGGCCAGGCCGGCCTGGGAGATGCCCTTCAGTTTGCGGAAATGCGCGATGCGCGAGCCGAGAGTGTCCATGCTCGGGATTGTAATCACGCTCTGAAATAAATCCCGTTCACTAATTGTGTTTGCACTCATCACGTTGCGTGTTTATCCTGTTTGCAATGACTCACATGGAGCCAGTCAATGAACCGTATTCGTGAAACCCGCGAGGGCGCCCGGATTTCCCAGGCCACGCTGCACCGCCGCCTCGGTTGGAAGCAGTCGCGCCTGGCGAACTACGAAAGCGGCGCCCGAACCCCGAGCCTCGATGACTCTCGCGCCATCGTTGCTGCCCTGAATGAACTCGGTGTGGCCTGCTCTCTCGGGGAGGTATTCCCCGAGCCTGAGCAGTCGGCCATTCCCGTCCAGATGGCGTCCTGACCATGTCCACGACTCAATTGGACCAGGACCAGACTGTAAGAGCCCGCAAGAACATGGCTCTTCTCATGCAGCGTCTTGCGTCAGTCGGCAACGCGCCAGTGGCAGTTGCAATCGGTTGCGACGAGGCAACCGTCAGCCGGATGAAGCCGGAGAAGTTCCAGCAGTTCTGCGAGATCCTCGCTGTGCTGGACCTGAAGGTCGTGCCCAAGGGCATGCGCTGCTTCGACGAGCGCGACATCGAGGCGATCCTTTACCAGGCCAAGCGTTGGATGGATCACGTCCAGGGCATTGACCAACTCGTGTCGGACTGACGATGCCGTCCTTCCTGATCTGCGACGCCGAATGGGACGCCTTGGTGGACGAGCCGCATCAGCTGCTCAAGGTCTACTGCGCGATCCGCATGCACATGGACTACCGCACCGGGTTCTCCGGCGAGGTACGGCGCCTGAGCGAGCAGATGCTGATCGAGGTCTTGAGCATACCGGCATCACCCGGAAGGCCCGCGCACAAGGCCACTCGCAAGGAAGTCCGCTACGCCATCGACGCCCTTGTTCGCCGCGGTCTCCTTGAGCCGATGGGGAGCATTGGCCCCTTCGTTTTCCACCTTCCAAAGGCTGAACGGGATAGCTCCGTCTCCGGGAGGTGGGGCCAGAGGTTTGCCGCAGGTGGGGCCAGACCTGGGGCCGTAGGTGGGGCCAACGAAATTCAGCCGGAATGCGCTGATTTACTGGCTTACAGCGAATTCGACGAGGAAGGCGGGGCCGGAGGTGGGGCCGGAGGTGGGACGGAGGTGGGGCCTGAGGTGGGGCCCACATCCGGACTTCCTCCTAGAGAACTTCCTACTTCCCTTCTTCCGCACGCGAGTCACGACCCGCCCGATCGCTTCCCGATGCACGACGCCTGGAAGCCAAGCCCCAGAGGGTGGCCGGCGACGTTGATGAGGATCGGGATGCAAGGGTTCCAGCTGCGCGACGACGACCTCCTTGAGTTCCGCAGCTACTGGGTCAATCGACCCGAGAAGTACCAGTCCCAAGGCCAGTGGGAGCACGAACTGGCGAAAGACCTGAAGCGCAAGAGCCGTTACGACCAGACTAGGAGCAGCCATGGACAACCACTCGGATCAGCAGGATCTCCCCAAGGCCAAGCCGGCTATCCTGCCGCCCAGCGCGGCCTCTCTCGTCGACAAGGCCCTCTCTCAGCCGTCGACCGAGTCAAAGCCAACGTCGCAGCCAACGAAGCTGCCCGACAGGCTGCTGGAGCGTCTCTGGGTGAAGATGACGGAGATGTACGGGCACCGCTGGACGTCGAGTTTTGGCGACAACCCGAATCCCGATAGTGCCTGGGCGACCGTATTGCACGGCCTGACCGGCCAGCAGTTGGCCAATGGCCTGGCCATCCTGGTGCACAAGGGCACCGAGTTCGACTGGCCTCCGCCGGCGAACGTCTTCCGCGCGCTGTGCCTGGAAGTGCACGGCTTGCCGCACGAGGACGAAGCCTGGGAGCAGGCCCTGCGCGGCGTGTACGGCCACGAGGCGGTTCGCATCGCTGCCAAGGCCACCGGAACCTGGGACTTGAAACAAGCCAAGCTGAGTGACAAGTCGCTGCGCAAGGTGTTCTCCCGCAACTACGCGATCGTGAAGGCTCGTGCCGCCATGGGTAAGCCGCTCGATGGCGAGATCCCGAAGGCCATCGCGTTCGAGGAGAAGACTCCGATGCAGGTGCAGTTCGCCAACAGCCACCGCGAGGCCCGCGATCTGATCGCCGCCCAGGGCCTGCCGACCGATCCGAAGCAGGCGCGCGAGCTGCTGCTGGCGAAGATGGGATTGCGGCGTCGCAAGGCTCCGGAGGTGCGCCGTGAGTTCTGACCTGCGCCCTGTAGTGTTTACCGTCCCCGGAGAGCCAGTGGGGAAGGGCAGGCCGCGTATCGGCCGCGTCGGCGCTCATGCCCGGATGTTCACGCCTCCCAAGACGGCAAGCTACGAGGGGTTGATCGCGCACAGCGGCCAGCAGGCGATGGGGGAGCGCTCGCTGCTGGAAGGGCCGGTGATGGTCGAGATGGACATCGCCCTGAGCATCCCTCAGTCGATGTCGAAAAAGCGGAAGGCCCAGGCCATTGCCGGGCAGCTGTTCCCGACCAAGAAGCCCGACATGGACAACGTGATCAAGGCGATTTACGACGGCCTGAACGGCGTGGTTTGGAAGGATGACGTGCAGGTCGTGAAGGCGGTTGTGGGGAAGCGCTACGGCGAAACGCCGGGCGTTCGCGTGAAAATCGTCCCTCTCCTCGAGGGCGAGCAGTGACTACGGAAAACTACAGGGGAGGGGTGGTATGAAACTCATCAGCGCACGGCAGGCGTGGCACGACTGCATGTACGAGAACCGCGATTCGACGCTGGCGGTTGCAGCGCAGAAGGCTCTGCTTGGCAAGAAGGGGCGGGTCGCCAACGAGACGCACCCGGACCGCAAGGAAACCAACGGGCGCTGCGCCCACATGCTGGCTGCCGGGCTCGTTCAGGCCGCCATTCTCACCCTGCCGAAACCGCTGCAGCACTTCGGGCACACGCTGTACTCGCCGCTGGCCAACGGTAACGACCTGGCCATTGCCCACGGATTGGTGTGGCTGGGCTCTGGCCTTGGCGGTCAACTCACCGCTCGACAGAGCGAGCGCGCCTACTGGATGGCTATGGCGGCGATCAACTCGCACAAGCGGGCCGTCAACGGCCGCGACGTGCTAGCCCCCAGCGAGGTGTGCCTGTTCATCGAGGAGCGCCTCGGCTGCCGCATCGATCCGTGCAACTGGGCGCGGGACTACGCCAGTACCTGGGAACGCCTGGCCAAGCACATCGACCGACTCGACGCCCAGGCCTTGAAGCCGGTCGCCGATGTGGTAGCGTGCGAGCAGGGGTGGCGCCGTGGTCCGGGCTGGCGGTGGTTGCAGGAAGACCGCGATGTGGTCGCCGAGCATCGCGCCCAGCGCTACGCGCAGCACCGGGACCAAATCAACGCAAGCCTCTGCAAGCGCCTGCAGGCGATGAGCGAGAAGCAGCTGGCGGCCTGGGCGGCCCGCATGAAGACCTACAGCGCCGCGTACCGTGCCGAGTGGGGTGACGACGTCCTGGAGCAGCCCGACGTGCACCGCCGTTACCACGACCGAGTAGCTGCCTACTGGAGCCAGCGCGAACGCTTGAAACAGGTCGCTTGACGAGTTGAAGAGCATTTCGGTACTGTTTCGCCATCGTGCATAGCTACACCCCAAGCACAAACACCTTCCGAGACCCCGGCCACTGCGCCGGGGTTTTTCGTTTCTGCGCTCCGGCGCTTGCCCGGCCTTGTACGTCACCGGGCGTTTTCTTCCTGGAGATCCCCGATGGAACCGACCACGACGTTTGGCGGTAGCGCCGTGCTCGCGAAGTACGGCATCGCTATCGCCGGCTTCGGCGGAGCGATCCTCTCGCTGTCGTTCCTGAAGGGATTGACCCGCAAGCAGGCTGTCGCGGCAGTGCTCACCGGATTCGGCTGCGCCTACTACTGGACAGCCCCGCTGGCATGGTGGCTCGGGCAGAAGTATCAGATGCCCACGGACGATCGCTTCCTGTGCGGCGTGGCCTTTACCATCGGCCTGTTGGCGATGAACATCATTCCGGGCCTGAAAGCCGCAGCGGAGCGCTTCCTGCCTGTCGGAGGTGCCTGACCATGACTTCCATCCTCATGGGCCTGGACGCCGTGCTATGCATTCTTGTGGTTCTCGCCGCGCTGGAGTTCCTGCGCGCTGTCCACTTGTTTGAGCATCCCGTGCTGAGCCTGTCGTTTTACCTGGTTGCCATCGGCGCCTTCGGGCTGCTGTGGGAGCTTGCTCGCGGCTCGGTTGTGAGCCCCTGGAGCGTTCTGTTGCATGCCGGCGTCGTTCTGTACGCATGGGCCCACCGGCACGAAATCTTCCAGCACGACTGGCATTGGAACGGGGTGGAGCGGAGGGGAAAGGGCCGCATCTAAGTGCGGCCCGGTTGTTCATGCCTTTTTCAATGCTTCCTGGATGCTGTCTGCGATTGCGCTCAGATGTTCCGAGTAATCACGGGCGTTTCCGCTGACGCTGCCGCCGTTAAGCTTTGCCGCTACCAGTTCTGCAGCAGCGGCAACGGCATAGGCGCGGCGGGACGAGGCGTTATCGTTCTGACTTTCGGATGCGTAAAAAATGGCATGGCCCAGAGGGGAGAGAGACATCACAGCTTCCTTTTGTTGATGGTGAAAGATGGATGTGATGTCGACTTGAAGCCTTTCAAGGGGCTCCGCCAATTTTTCATTGTTTGAGGGTGCGACACGATGGCGCTGACAGACAAACAGCGCCGCTTCGTCGACGAGTACCTGGTCGACCTCAACGCTACCCAGGCCGCGATCCGGGCCGGCTATAGCAAGCGGCGCGCCTCCGAGATTGGATCGCAGCTGCTGCGCAAGCCTGCCGTCGCTGAAGCCATCAGCGCGGCCCAGGTGGAGCGCTCGCAGCGGACACAGATCGACGCCGACTACGTGCTCCGCCGGATGGTCGAGATCGACCAGATGGACGTCCTGGACATCATGACGGACGACATGGAGTTGAAGCCGGTCAGCCAATGGCCTCGCGTGTGGCGCCAGTACCTGAGCGGCTTTGACCTGGCCGAGATGTTCGAAGGGCGCGGAGAAGAGCGCTCCGCCGTCGGCATCCTCAAGAAGATCAAGTGGCCTGACAAGGTGAAGAACCTGGAACTGCTGGGGCGCCACTTCGGCATGTTCACGGACAACCTGGCGGTCACAGGCAAGAACGGCGGCCCAATTCAGACCGTGACCACGGTCACCGATCCGCAGGAGGCCGCGAAGATTTACCAGCAGCTGATGACCCCCTGATGCCCATCCCATTCCCCTTCGACTTCCGAAAGCCGGACTATGTCCAGGTGTTCGAGTGGAGGGTGGAGCGACTGCGGCGCATTCGGGAGAATCCCAGCGCCCTATCGGCGCTGAAGCTGTTCTACCGGGACAACCCGGCCCAGTTCATCATCGACTGGGGCATGACATTCGACCCGCGCAACGTCGAGCGTGGCTTGCCGGCGATGATCCCCTTCCTGCTGTTCCCGAAGCAGGAGGAGTGGGTCGACTGGTTCATGGATCGCTGGAGATCGCAGGAGCCTGGCATCACCGAGAAGACCCGCGACATGGGAATGTCGTGGCTCACAGTCGGCCTGGCTGACACGGTGTGCCTGTTCCACCACGGCGTGGTCGTCGGTTTCGGCTCCCGCAAGGAGGAGTACGTCGACAAGATCGGCTCCCCCAAGAGCCTGTTCTGGAAGGCACGCGAGTTCATGCGCCTGCTGCCGGCAGAATTCCGCGGCGGATGGGACTCAAGCAAGCACGCGCCGCACATGCGGATCATGTTCCCCGACACCGACTCGGTGATCACCGGCGAGTCCGGCGACGGCATCGGCCGCGGCGACCGCTCCAGTTTCTACATCGTCGACGAGTCGGCCTTCCTGGAACGGCCTCAGCTGGTCGACGCATCATTGTCGGCGACCACCAACTGCCGGCAGGACATCTCCACGCCGAACGGCATGGGCAACTCGTTCGCCCAGCGCCGGCACGGCGGCAAGATCAAGGTCTTCACCTTCCACTGGCGGGATGACCCCCGGAAGGACGACGCCTGGTACGCCAAGCAGGTCAACGACCTCGACCCGGTCGTCGTAGCGCAGGAGATCGACATCAACTACTCGGCCTCGGTCGAGGGTGTCGTGATTCCGTCCGCCTGGGTGCAGGCCGCCATCGGAGCCCACCTGAAGCTCGGCGTCGAGCCGACCGGCATGCGCCGCGGCGCTATGGACGTGGCCGACGAGGGCGCGGACAAGAACGCCTTCGCTGGCCGACACGGTTTCCTGCTGGACTTCCTGGAGTCGTGGTCCGGCAAGGGTGGCGACATCTACGGCTCGGTGGTGAAGAGCTTCGCCATCTGCGACGAGCGCAACTACGAGGGCTTCGACTACGACGCTGATGGCCTTGGCGCCGGCGTGCGCGGCGATGCCAGGGTGATCAACGAAGCCCGGCACGAGGAAGGCAAGCGCCGGATCGACGATTCACCCTTCCGCGGCTCTGGCCCCGTCTTTGACCCCGAAGGCGAGATGGTCAAGGAGCGCAAGAACAAGGACTTCTTCGCCAATGCCAAGGCGCAGGCCTGGTGGGCGCTTCGCATGCGCTTCCAGGCGACCTACCGCGCCGTGGTCGAGGGAATGGAGTTCAACCCCGACGACATCATCAGCATCTCGCCAGACCTGGCAGAGCTTTCGACGCTGACGATGGAGCTGTCCCAGCCGACCTACACCATCAACCAGGTGGGCAAGATCGTTATCGACAAGGCCCCCGAGGGCACGAAATCGCCGAACCACGCTGATGCAGTGATGATCTGCTACCAGCCGGCAACCCGAGCATTGGACATCTGGAACAGGCTGGCAGGCTGATGAGCAAGAAGAACGCACGGCAACAGCAGCGCCTGGCAGCCCGGATCACCCACGACACCGACCGGGCGCGGAAGTCGTTCGTCACCGCGGACAGCTTCCAGAACTTCGCCGCGCGCGTCGGCCTTGGCACCGCGAACCAGAACAACGCGAGCCAGTACGGCTTCGACCTGGTCAGCCGCAACCGCGTGCAGATGGAGGCCGTCTATCGCTCCAGCTGGCTCGCCGGCATGGCCGTGGATCTGGTCGCCCAGGACATGACCCGGGCGGGCATTGAACTCGTGTCCGACATGAAGCCCGAGGACAAGGACAAGCTGAACCAGTCCCTGGAGCGCCTGCAGATCTGGAACCAGCTCTGCGACAACGTGAAGTGGTCGCGCCTCTACGGCGGCTCGATCGCCGTGATGCTGATCGACGGCCAAGACGTCAGCACCCCGCTGCGCCTGGATAGCATCGGCAAAGACCAGTTCAAGGGCCTGCTGGTGCTGGACCGCTGGTTGGTGCAGCCGTCGCTGGAGAACCTAGTTACCGAGCTCGGCCCGAACCTGGGCAAGCCGAAGTTCTACACCGTGGTTGCGGATGCCCAGGCGCTGATCAACCAGCGCATCCACTACAGCCGGGTCATTCGCCTTGAGGGCGTGCAGCTTCCCTACTGGCAGCGTATCGCCGAGAACGGCTGGGGTCAGTCGGTGCTGGAGCGCCTGTGGGATCGCCTGATCTCCTTCGATAGCGTCAGCGCGGGCGCTGCCCAGTTGGCCTACAAGGCGCACCTGCGCACCTACAAGATCGAGAAGCTCCGCGAGCTGATCGCCACCGGCGGCAAGGCCTTCGAGGCCGTCGTCAAGCAGATCGACCTGATCCGGCAGTATCAGTCCAACGAGGGCATGACCCTCATGGATGCTTCGGACGAGTTCGAGGCGCACCAGTACACCTTCTCCGGCCTGGCCGAGCTCAAGCTCAGCTTCGGTGAGGAGTTGTCCGGCGCGCTGCAGATTCCCCTGGTGCGCCTGTTCGGGCAGTCACCGGGAGGCTTGAACAGCTCCGGCGACAGCGACCTGCGCACCTACTACGACAACGTGGCCGCCTGGCAGGACCGCGACCTGCGGCCCGGCATGACCACGCTGCTTGAAGTGGCTTCGCGCTCGGTGCTGGGAAAGCCTATGCCGGATGGCTGGGACTTCCAGTTCCGCCCGCTCTGGCAACTGACCGACACCGAGAAGGCGGACATCGCCAGCAAGGACACCCAGTCGGTCGTGCAGGCCTACGAGGCGCAGCTGATCGGACGGTCGACGGCTCTGAAGGAACTGCGCCAGTCCAGCCAGACCACCGGCCTCTGGTCGAACATCACCGACGAGGACATCGAGGAGGCGGAGAACGACCCGCCGCCTGGTGCCGAAGACCTGGACCCTCCAGATGCGAACGATCGACCGGAAGAAAAACCGGAATCCGGTCAGGACCAGCCGAGCGGAGCGTGAGTACCAGCGCAGCCTGACCCAGGTGGCGCGGCAGGTCGGCGCGATCATCAACGGCTTCCCGCCAGGTGATCCGTCGGCTGAGCCGACCATCAGCCAGATCCTGCGCAAGTACGCAGACGCACTGAACGACTGGGCCATCGCCACCGGCGCCAGGATGATCACCGAGGTCAACCAGCAGGACCGCAAGGCCTGGGCTGCGAGGACCGAGGAGATGTCCAAGGCGCTGCGTGACGAGATCCTGCACGCCGACACCGGCACCGCGATGCGTGGGCTGCTCAGCGAGCAGGTGACGCTCATCAAGAGCATCCCGCTCGACGCCGCCCAGCGCGTGCACGAGCTGACGCTGCAGGGCATAGAGGACGCCACCCGCGCGAACGAGATCGCCAAGGAGATTCGGCGCTCCGGCGAGGTGGCCGCCAGTCGAGCCCAGTTGATTGCCAGGACCGAGGTATCGCGCACCGCGGCGACGCTCACCGAGGCACGCGCCAAGGCGACCGGCAGCGAAGGCTATATCTGGCGGACCGCCCACGACGGCACGGTCCGCAGCTCGCACAAGGCCATGGAAGGGAAGTTTATTCCATGGTCCTCGCCTCCCACCCTGGACAAGCTCACCGGCCACGCAGGCTGCCTGCCGAACTGCAGGTGCTGGCCTGAACCAGTGATCCCCGAATAGCACCCGCCGTCCTGGCGGGTTTTTTACGAGTGCATGCCATGCGAGTGCATACGCGAGACGAAGCCGCGCGCTGGTTCACGCCCGAATACCTGAGTCCCAGGCAGCGAATGACCCCCGAGGGCTTTCTGCTGTGCGAGTCGGTCCCGATCGCGCGCACCGGAACGCTCCTCTATGCCGAAGGTGAAGTGCCGGTCGACGCCAGCTACGCGGGCGAGATCGTCATCGAGCGCAACGCCGACGAGGTATTCCGCGCCGAGACGTTGGCCAGCTTCGAAGGCAAGCCGGTCACGCTGAATCACCCCGACGACTTCGTGACCCCGCAGAACTGGCGGCAGCTGAGCGTCGGCATCACCCAGAACGTCCGCCGGGGCGAAGGCGTCGAGCAGGACCTAATGCTCGCCGACCTGCTCATCACCGACGCAGACGCCATCAGCGAGGTCCGCGACGGCCTGCGCGAGGTCAGCTGCGGGTATGAGGCGGACTACGAACAGTTGGCTACCGGTCGCGGTCGCCAGCTCAACATCGTGGGCAACCACGTAGCCCTGGTAGCGCGAGGCCGCTGCGGCCCGCGATGTGCAATTGGAGACTCCGACGATATGAAAACCAAAGACGCCGCCAAGCCGAAAGGCCGCCGCACGGTCTGGGATCGCATCATGACCGCCTTCCGCGCCAACGATGCGGAAGCCCTGGAAGAAGCCCTGGAAGAAGCCAAGGCCGCCACCGCCGACGAGGAGTCGGAGGAGGAAGAAGAGGGCAAGGAGAAAGCCAAGACCGGCGACTCCGCGACCCTCGATGCCATCCGCGCGCTGTCGGCCGACATCAAGGCGCTGACCAAGCGCGTCGGCGACATGGAAGCCGAGAAGAAAGAAACCGAGGACGAAGACGACGAATCGGAGAAGAAGGAAACCGAGGACGACATCCTCGAAGCCGAGGAAGCCACTCACAACCCCGATGCTGCCGGCAAGACCTACACCGGCGACGCCGCGGCGATGTCCGACCTTCGTTCCCGTGCCGAGATCCTGGTCCCCGGTATCACCTTCCCGACCCGCGATGCCAAGGCGAAGACCGAAGACCATGTCTGCGCCTGCCAGCGCGCCGCCTTGGGCAAGGCCATGCAGACCGAGGACGGCAAGGCCGCTGTCGAGCCGTTCCTGCTCGGTAAGCCCCTGGAAAAGCTCACCGCCGACCAGGTGGCCAGCGCCTTCATCGGCTCTTCCGAGCTGATCAAGGCCCGTAACAACGCCGCCGGCGCTCGCTCGGCGATCTCCACCAAAGACTTCGGGCGTCCCGGCGACGTGGCCGCCATGAACGCTCGCAATCGCGAGTTCTGGAATGGCCAAGGCCGCAAATAATCGAGGAACCTCTCCATGGGTAACGCAATTCTTTACCGCATGCCCTCGGGCATCCCGGGCGACGTAAGCCGCCCGTCTCAGTCCACCATCGAGTCGGTGCTGCTCGATTCGGCGAACCCGTTCGCTGGCTTCGGCCTGTTCGGCAAGATCGTCTCCGGCAAGTTCATCCCGGTCGGCGCTGGTGATGCCGCGACTGCCGTGTACGGCCTGTACGTGCGGCCATACCCGGCCACCGGTGGCGCTGCCTCCGACCCGCTGGGCACCTCCACTCCGCCACAGGGCGCCGGCATCGGTAACGCCCTGCGTCGCGGCTACATGACCGTGAAGAACAACGCCGGCACCCCGGCCATGAACGGCCAGGTGTACGTGCGTGTCGCCGCGGCTGCCGCCGGCAAGCCCATCGGCGGCATCGAGGCGGCTGCCGACTCCACCAACACCATCGCCATCACTGGCGCGATCTTCCTGGCTGCTGCCGATGCTGCCGGGAACGTCGAAATCGCCTACAACATCTGACGGAGATAGCTCGATGAGCAACCTGATCCTGCCGCGCGCTATCAAGCGTGCGTACACCCGCGACGGTCTGATGACCTTCGACCGCCAGACCATCGACTCCGCCGGTGTATTCCTGATCGGCGAGCTGGAGCGTCTGGACCAGAACCTCCACGAGCCGCTGGCGTCCGTGACCTGGTCGCGTGACATCCAGCTGCGCGAGGATGTCAGCATCGCCGACGAGATGTCGTCCTTCACCAACTCCAGCTTCGCTGCCGCTGGCGGTCCCAGCCCGAACGGCAAGAGCTGGATCGGCAAGGACACCAACGCCATCGCTGGCATCGCCCTGGACATCGGCAAGACCGCTACCCCGCTGAACCTGTGGGGCATGCAGCTCGGCTGGACCATCCCGGAACTCGAGTCCGCCCAGAAGCTCGGTCGTCCCGTCGACCAGCAGAAGTTCAAGGGCATGCAGCTCAAGTACCAGATGGACGTCGACGAGCAGGTCTACATCGGCGACTCCGGCCTGGGCCTGACCGGCCTGGTCAACGGTGCGTTGGTAACCAACGTCTCGAACGCCGTGACCGGCAACTGGTCGTCGGCCACCGACCCCAAAACCATCCTGGCCGATGTGAACGAGCTGCTGAACAGCGTATGGGCGGCCTCCGCTTTTGCTATCTGCCCGAGCGAGCTGCGCCTGCCGCCGACGCAATACAGCTTGCTGGTAAGCACCCTGATCAGCTCCGCCGGTAACATCTCGGTGCTGGAGTTCCTGCGCATCAACTGCCTGTCGAACTCCATCAATGGCCGGCCGCTGAACATCCAGCCGCTGAAGTGGCTGACCGGTCGAGGCGCCTCCAACAAGGACCGCATGATCGCCTACACCAACGACATGGAGCGCGTGCGCTTCCCGCTGGTTCCGCTGCAGCGCACTCCGCTGGAGTACCGCGGCATCCACCAGCTGACCACCTACTTCGGTCGTCTGGGCGGTGTAGAGTTCGTCTACCCGGAAACCATCGGCTACCGTGACGGCATCTAAGCCGAGGAGCAGAGCATGAAGTACCTGAACGTGCTGACGGGCTTTATCCTGACCCTCGCCGATGGCGCCAAGCGCGAGTTCGAGGCGGGCCTGCAAGAGATCGAGGACGACCTGGCGGATCACTGGTATGTCGCTGCCCACAGCGAGCCACTGACCGCCAAGCAGGCCAAGGCTCTGCAGGCTGCGTCGGCCGCTCCGGAACCGGCTGCCGAGCAGCTTGCGCCGGAGCCCGAGCCCGCCGCTGAACCTGAAGCCCCGGCCGAGCCGGTAGTCGACGCACCCACCGAGAGCTGATCCATGGATGCTGCCAAGTTCCGCCAGGACTTCCCCGAGTTCGCCGATGTCACGAAGTACCCCGACTACGCGGTGAACCTCTGGCTGGGCTTGGCCAGCACGACGCTACCGGCTGACCGCTGGTGCGACTACCTGGACATCGGCATGGAGCTGTTCACGGCCCACAACCTGGCGCTGGCCGCCGGCAACCAGGCTACGGCCGCGGTTGGCGGTGCTCCCGGCCAGGTGAAGGGGCCACTGACCAGCAAGGCAGTCGACAAGGTCAGCGTCGGCTACGACAGCGGCGCTGCCGCGCTGGAGGATGGCGGGTTCTTCAACCTGACCACCTACGGCATCCAGTTCCTGCAGCTATCGCGCATGATCGGCTCTGGAGGCATCCAGCTGTGACGATGAAGGTGACGAAGGACAACGTCGGCAAGCTGCTGGCGTCGATCCAGCGCCTCGTCGGGCAGGAGGTTCTCGTCGGCATTCCGGCCAGCCAGGCCGAGCGCAGTGACGAAGATCCGCAGCCGATGAACAACGCCCAGCTCGGCTACGTACACGAGAACGGCTCACCGGCGCAGAACATCCCGGCGCGCCCGTTCCTGATCCCCGGCGTCGAAGACACTGAGGAAATTTATACCGGCCACCTGAAGAAGGCAGCCGCCGCGGCAATGGACGGCGACAACACCAGGGTGCAGGCGGAGCTTAATGCGGCCGGCCTGGTCGCCTCTGCAGGCGCGCGCAACAAGATCACCACCGGCGACTTCGTGCCGCTGTCGCCCGCAACCATCCGCAACCGGCGGAAGAGCCGCGGGACCAAGTCCATGCGCGCCGCCGAGAAGAAGTACCTGGAGCTGATCGCCAACGGCGCCACGCCGGAGCAGGCCCAGGACGAGGCCGGCATCCGGCCGCTGATCAACACCGGCCAGCTTCGCAACTCGCTCACCCACGTCATCCGCAAGAAGGAATAGCCCCATGGCTCAGCTCGACGTCACTGAAGTCCTGCTAGATCCTGACTTCATGGACTCGGGCTTGGTCTGCAAGCGCTCCACCCAGGCCGTCGGCGACAACGGGCGCGCGGCGAACGCGACAACCTCCATCCCGTTCGCCGGCGTGGTCACCAGCGACAAGGGCGACATCCTCGAGCGTCTGGCCGGCGGCGAGCGCAAGAAAGGCTCGATCACCATCCATACGATGTTCCGGCTCACGGCCGGCAGCGGCGAAGATAGCATCTCCGACATCGTCACCTGGCAGGGCCGCGACTACACCGTGGCCAACGTCAACGACTACAGCCACTTCGGCCGCGGCTTCGTTGCCGCTTCCTGCGACCTCCTACCACTGGCGGGATAACCCATGGCGAACACCTCAGCAACCGGCGGCTACCTGTCGCCGGTGGGCACGCCTACGCCTGCAGATGAGGCACTGGAGGACATCCTGCAGCCTATGGTCGCCGGCATCACCGGCCTGGCGGGCAAGTACGTCCGGCCGCGCTGGCAGCCAGGCAACCCCAAGCAGCCGGAGCCGACCGTCAACTGGTGTGCTATCGGCGTGATGAACACCAAGTCTGACGCGAACCCGGCCATCGAGCATGACGGCACCGGCGACGGCGAGGACCAGTACCAGCGCCACCAGGATGTGATTCTGCTGGCGACCTTCTATGGGCCGAACGCCCAGGGCTACGGCCAGATGCTGAGCGACGGCATGTACGTCCCGCAGAACAGCGAAGCTCTGCGCGCGCAGAACATGGCCTTCGTCGAGGCCGGCGAACTCATCGCCGCGCCAGAGCTGATCAACCAGCAGTGGGTTCGCCGCTACGACCTACGCATCCGGCTACGCCGGAAGATCGAACGCACCTACCCGGTGCTCAACATCCTGTCCGCCGACACCCCGGTCATCACCGGCTGACCTCTCTCGGAGAAATCAATGCCTACTCTCGCCGTTTCGGACGTGGTCAACGTCCAGATCGTCATGTCCCCCACGGCGGCAGCCACCCGAGACTTCGGCGCGCTGCTGATCCTGGGCTCGTCCAGCGTGATCGACACCAACGAGCGCATCCGCAAGTACTCGACCCTCGACGCTGTAGCCTCCGACTTCGGCACCAGCGCGCCGGAGTACCTGGCTGCCAACTTGTTCTTCAGCCAGTCGCCGCAGCCGGCCGAACTCTATATCGGCCGCTGGGCAGAGGCTTCGTCGTCTGCTCGCCTGAATGGCGGCGCGCTGTCGATCGCCCAGCAGGCGATGTCGAACTTCACCAGCATCACCAACGGCTCGATGAAGATCACCGTCGACGGAACCTTGAAGACCCTGTCGGCGCTCAATTTCAGTGCCGAGACGAACCTTAACGGCGTGGCCTCGGTCATCACTACCGCCCTGGCCGGCGCCACCTGTGTCTGGAACGCCAACTACTCGCGCTTCGAGATCACCAGCCCGACCACCGGTGCGACCTCAACGCTGACTTATGCCAGCTCCACTGGCTCCGGCACTGACGTGTCCGCGCTGCTCGGCCTGGTAACTGGTGTGGCCTCGGCCCCGGTCGGCGGAATCGTCGCCGAGTCGCTGCTGACCTGCGTTACCAACCTGGCCTCCATTTCGGCCGACTGGTATGGCCTGTTGGTCGCTGACACCAGCCCGACCGATACCGATCTGCTCGGCGTGGCCGCCTTCATCGAAGGTGCATCGCCGTCGCGCATCTTCGGCATTACCACCCAGGCCGCCACCGCGCTGGACCCGGTCAGCACCACCGACCTGCCGTACAAGCTCAAGGCCGCCAACTACAAGCGCACCTTCTGCCAGTACTCCAGCTCCAGCGCGTATGCAGCCGCGTCGATCTTCGGTCGGGCCTTCACTGTGGACTTCCAGGGCAATAACACGACCATCACCCTGAAGTTCAAGCAGGAGCCTGGCGTCACCGCTGAGAGCCTGAACGAAACCCAGGCTAAGGCGCTAAAGGCGAAGAACTGCAACGTCTTCGTCAACTACAACAACGATACCGCCATCATCCAGGAAGGCGTCATGGCCAATGGGTACTTCTTCGATGAGGTACATGGGCTGGACTGGCTGCAGAACGACCTTCAAACCGCCGTCTTCAACGCGCTATATACCAGCCAGACCAAGACTCCTCAGACCGATCGCGGCGTGAATCGCCTGGTAACTGCCATCAACGACCGCATGGAGCAATCCGTGAATAACGGCTTGTGCGCGCCTGGGCAGTGGAGTGGACCGGCCTTCGGCGCCCTGCAGACCGGCCAATACCTGGCGGCCGGCTACTACACCTATGCGCCTCCGGTAAACAGCCAGTCGCAGGCCAATCGGGAAGCGCGCAAGGCGCCGACCCTTCAGGTCGCGGCCAAGCTGGCGGGCGCTGTGCACTTTGCCAACGTCATCGTCAACGTCAACCGCTGATCGGAGCAGACCTGAATGAGCACCTATAGCTTCCTCGATGTAAACGCGACCCTGTCCGGCGCCGGCGCGATGATCGATCTGGGCGCCGGATCTGCCAACGCGGAGGAGGGCATCTCCATAGTCATGGCGGGCGACAAGAACACCATGACCGTCGGCGCTGACGGCGAAGGCATGCATTCGCTGCATGCCGACAAGTCGGGCCAGGTCACCGTCCGCTTGCTGAAGACCTCGCCGAAGAACGCCCAGCTGATGGCGCTGTACGACGCCCAGTCGCTGAGCTCCTCGGCATGGGGGAACAACATCATCACCCTGACCCATTCGGTCAGTGGCGACACCACTGTGGCGCGCTCTTGTGCCTTCAAGAAGCGCCCCGATCTGAACTACCGCAAGGACGGCGACATCGTCGAGTGGACCTTCGACTCCATCAAGATCGACGGCATCCTGGGGACCTACTGATGGCTGAGTTCACCGTAAACGGCCAGTGCTACCGAACCGCTAAGCTCGACGCCATGCGCCAATTCCACCTGTCGCGCAAGATCGCTCCGATCATTCCGGCGCTGATCCCGGTGTTCTCCAAGTTGGCCGAGAGCCAGAGAGCTGAGGGCGCGAAGCCGCTGAGCAACGACCTGACCGGCATGGCTGAGTTGTTCGAGCCCTTTGCCGGAGCTATCGCTGGAATGTCGGATGAAGCTGCGGAGTACGTGATGGGCACCTGCCTGTCCGTGGTGCAGCGGCAGCAGGGCACGACCTGGTCGCCGGTCTGGAGCGACCGGCAGAAGGTCTGCATGTTCGACGACATCGACGCTGGTGTGATGGTGCAGCTTGCTGCCTTCGTGGTGCGCGAGTCGCTCGGCCCTTTTTTGGCCGGACTCCTGTCGACCTCGGCGCAACCTCAGGCCCAGGCGTAGAGCTTGCCGTCCTGCCTGAGGGGCTCGACTGGCTGCTCCTGCCGGTCGCCGAGGGCATGTGCAAGTACGAGTCCCTGCTCGACGGGACACTGGATCTGGCGGATATCGCCCTGATGAACGACTGCCTCCTGGTGCGCGCTGAGAACAAGGCGCGCCTGCAGAAGGCTATGGAGTCCAAATAAATGGCCGATTCCGATGTGATCAAGGAGTTCCTGGTCGGGCTCGGCTTCAAGGTGGATGAGAAGGGGCTGAAGACCTTCACCGGCGGCATCGACAACGCCACCAAGGCGGTGACCAAGCTGGTCACCACGCTGGCCGGCGCATCGCTGACTGTCGCTGCCGGAGTCTCGGCCTTCGCCTCGAACCTGGAGGGCCTGTACTACGCGGCGCAGCGAACCGGTGCCGCGGCGGATAGCCTGAAGGCTGCCGATTACGCAGCGCGCGATCTAGGGGCGTCCGCCGGCGAAGTGCGTAGCTCCCTTGAGGGCGTGGCGCGCTTCCTGCGCGATAACCCGGGCGGCGAGGGCTTCCTGCAGAGCCTCGGCGTCCAGACGCGAGATGCCCGCGGCAACATCAAGGATACCGCCGACATCCTGGTCGGCCTTGGCCAGCGACTGCGCTCGATGCCGTGGTATCAGGCCAAGCAGTACGCCTCGATCCTCGGCGTCGACGAGAACACGCTGCGCGCCATCATGAATGGCGAGTTCGGCCGCAAGCTCGAGGAAAACCGCAAGAAGCTCTCCGGCGCCGGTCTGAATCAGGCGACCCGCGATGCTCACCAGTTCATGACGGAGCTGCGCGGAATCGGCCTGCAGTTCGAGACGCTGGGCACCCAGGTACAGGCCGAGCTGATGCGCCGGCTTGGGCCGGAGCTGGCGAAGTTCTCCGACTGGTTCGAGAAAAACAGCCCAATGATCGCCGGCCGCATCGTCGACGTCACCGAGAAGCTGATCACCCTGGCGCAGGATTCCGAGCCGTACCTGAAGTCGGTCTACGATTTCTTCGTCAAGCTGGACCAGGCCACTGACGGCTGGAGCACGAAGATCATCGTGTTGCTCGGCCTGATGCGCATGCTGGGCCTGACTTCGCTGGTCACCGGCATCCTCAACCTGGCTGCGGCGTTCGTTCGGCTCGGCGGCGGGATCACTGGTGCTTCGACGGCGGCGGCTGGTGCTTCTGCTCTTTCTACGCTGGTCGTGGGAGCCGGCGCGATGCTGTATTCGCCATCGCTCAACGAGGGCGAGGACGCAGAGGTGGCCCGCATCCGTCAGGAGAAAGGTCTACCAGCGCAGGAACCGAAGACACCGGGCCTCGATGCCGCTGCAAACGCCTGGCGCACGCTGCAGGGCGTCGACAAGGACAAGTCGACCTTCGCGATGGATTTCTTTCAGGCGCAGGGCTGGGCGCCGCACCAGGCGGCAGGAATCGTGTCTAACCTGGCCGCTGAAAGCGACCTGAATCCTCATGCCATTGGTGATTGGGGAAGGGCTGCCGGGCTTGGCCAATGGCACCCGGATCGCCAGCAGGCGTTCGAGAAATTCGCCGGCTTCAGCCTGCATGATCCGCGCGCGGACTTCATGAAGCAGTTGGAGTTCGTCCAGTACGAGCTGACCCAGGGTGCCGAGCAGAAGGCCGGGAAGCTCCTCATGGCCGCGCAGAATGCCCAGGACGCCGGATCGGTTGTCTCGCGCTACTACGAACGCCCTGCAGCGGCTGATGCCGAGGCGGCCAAGCGCGGCGCCATGGCGGTGCAGATGACCCAGAAGACCGATATCCATGTCAACGGCGGTGGCGACCCGAACTCGACCGCCCAGGCGGTGGCCGGTGCTCAGGGGCGCGTCAATCAGGACATGGTCCGCAACCTGAACACGGCGGTGCAATGAGATGCCCAACTTCGCAGGCCTGATCACGATCGACCCCAAGCGATCGATCGGCTCGATCACCGCGATGGTGACGCTGGAGGAGGTGAGCACTGACACCCTCCAAGTCACCGAGCACCCGGTCGAGCAGGGCGCCAACATCAACGACCACGCCTTCGTGCAGCCTTCGGAGGTGGTGATCCGCTGCGGCTGGAGCAACTCCAGCCTTTCCGGTCTGCTGTCCGGGATTGGCCAGTCGGTATCTGCTCTTTTTGGCGGATCGGCGTTCGGATCCGACTACGTGTCGAGCGTCTACAACCAGTTGCTGGCGCTGCAGCAGTCCCGTATTCCCTTCGACGTATCGACCGGGAAGCGGACGTACCAGAACATGCTGATGCGCAGCCTGGCGCTGACCACCGACCCGACGTCGGAGAACGCGCTGATGTGCACGGTGGTTTGCCGCCAGGTGATCATCGTGCAGACCCAGGCGACCACGCTGCCACCGCGCGACAGCCAGGCGACTCCGCAGGCCACCGGTGAGGTGGCGAACATGGGCACCAAGCAGGTCGCCACGGCCTACCCGGCCCCGGGCGGCTGGCAGCCACCGAACGGGTGAGGCATGGCCAACTACGAGATTCCGCTGTCCGCAGAAGGCCAGCGCTTCAGCATTTCCCTGAGCGGCACCGAGTACCAGCTGCGCGTGCAGTGGCGGAACGCGGCCGATGCCGGGTGGACGCTGGATATTTCCGACTCCAGCGGTAACGCCATCGTCAACGGCATCCCGCTGGTGACCGGCTGCAACCTGTTGGCGCCCTATGGGCACCTTGGATTCACCGGAGTGCTGTGGGTGCAAACCACGGCCGATCCTGACGCGGTACCGACCTTCGACAACCTCGGAAATGCTTCGCACCTGTACTGGTGGACGGATCAGTAGTTGAAAGATGTGCCGGCATTGGTCTTTTTGGCCTCAAGCTCCTGCTCGATACAGCTCTGCAGGATCATGTAAGAGCCGGCCCCACTGGCCTTGGCGACCATAGTGCAATGGCTTTGCATGGTTTCAGGAATGCGCCCCCAGGTTGGTTTGAGCTCGTTGTACGCAGACTGCTCCATCTCCATGCAACTGCCATAAATCATCTCCGATGGAGAACCACTCGCAGAAGAAACCTTCCGGCATTGCGCCGCCGCGTCGAAGCGAGGAATTCCGCTGGATGAATCCGGCTTCCGGCATTCGACCCAAGACTTGTCTGCGCCAATTGCATCATCCGGTCCCCAGCACCAGCCGCGCGACTGAAGCTCTTTGTAGGCTTCATCCCTACGGGCACATTCTCGCTGAGCATCTGGCCGATCACGGCACATGTCATTCATTGCTGAGTAGACGGATACCAAGTTGGGTAGGTTTGCAGATGCCAGGTCGGAGGTGTAGGGGTCTTGCCCGGCGAAAGCCGTGCCACAAGCGACAACAACGAATACCGCGGCAGGGATGCCTTTCCAGAGCATTTGTCGATCATCCTGAGGAAAAGCGATGAGCGTACCCCAATACCTCCGCCAGATCAGCCTGAAGATCGGCAACGACGAGACCGCGCTCGACCTGTCGGACCTGCGCATCCGATTCTCGATCAGGCGGGGCGACCTGAAGACTCCGAACTCTGCGGACATTCGGGTCTACAACGTCAGCGACCAGACGGCGCAGCGCGCGCAGAAGGAGTTCGAGCGGATCGTCTTGCAGGCCGGCTACGCCGGGAACTACGGGGTGATCTTCGACGGCACCATCAAACAGGTGCGCCGCGGCCGAGAAAGCCAGACCGACACCTACCTCGACATCACTGCCGCCGACGGCGACAGTGCCTACAATTTCGCGGTTATGAATGCCTCACTGGCTGCCGGCTCGACGCCGGACGATCACCTGCAGGTCGCACTGCAGGCCATGGCCTCGCGAGGTATCACCATGGGGCAGGGCATGACCCTGTCGGGTAACAAGCTGCCGCGCGGCAAGGTGATGTTCGGCATGGTCCGTGATCACCTGGACAACCTGGGGAAAACGCAGGATCTGAGCTGGAGCTTGCAGGATGGCCAGCTGACGCTGATCCCGAACACCGCCTACCTGCCAGGTGAAGCCGTGGTGGTCACCTCGGCGACCGGCATGGTCGGCCTGCCTGAGCAGACCCAGAACGGCATCACCGTGAAGATGCTGCTGAACCCGAGCGTGAAGGTCGGCCGGAGGCTGCAGATCGACAATGCCAGTATCCAGCAGTACCGGTATGGCCTATCGCTCGGGGACACCAACTCCAATCAGTGGGTGAAGAACAGCTCGTTCCTTTCGGCCGACGGCTTCTACCGCTCGATCGTGGTGAACCACTCGGGCGATACCCGCGGCAATGAGTGGTACACCGATGTCATCTGCCTGGCGGTGGACGCAACCGTCCCGCCGGGGCTGCTCGACCGCCCAGAGACACCTGGCGCTGTGGCGCCGGCTGGGCCGGTCAAGCCCTACGGCTAGGGCCGCTTGTATACCGACTTGATGACTCGCGCGCTGCCCGACTTGTTCACGGTTGCGGTAACGAACGCAGCTTCCGGCAGCCTCATTGTCTCGCCGTTGTCGTAGACGACCACGACATCGCCTCCGATCAGACGGCCCCAGCACGCCTTCGATGGATAGGTGACCGGCGAGGTGTACTCGCGCATGTCTTTGGCGTTGACGAGTGGGAGCTTACAGGGGCGGTCCTGATAGAGGACCTGCTTCGCGGCTCGAGCATCGAACTCGTCGCCCACGTACCGGCGCCCGTCCGCTGGATCGAACAGCACCGTTTCTGCTGCAGCAGATCCACAAACGGCCAGCAGTCCCAACAGCAACATCTTCTTCATGGTGATCTCCTTGGACAGACGCGAGCGGATGCTTGATCCGATCGAGTGGGTTTCCATCGCCTTTGGCGGCCTGCAGTCGAAACTATGGACCGCGCTGCCCGGCATTATCCAGAGCTTCGATCCAGTTGCCATGACCTGCGTGGTGCAGCCTGCCATCCAGGCGCTGGTGCGTGATGAGGCCGGCAACCTGTCGCCGGTCAACCTTCCGCTGCTGCTTGACTGCCCGGTGCAGTTCCCGGCCGGCGGTGGTTGCACGCTGACCTTCCCGGTGAAAGCCAACGACGAATGCCTGGTGGTGTTCGCCTCGCGCTGCATCGACTCATGGTGGCAATCGGGCGGCATCCAGGCCCAGGCCGAACTGCGCATGCATGACCTATCGGACGGATTCGCGCTGCTGGGATTTCGATCCAAACCGAGGGTGATCGGGGCGGTCAGCACCAGCGCGGCCCAGCTGCGAAGCGATGACGGCGCGACCTTCGTGTCCGTGGCGCCCGGCGGTGCTGTGGCGATCACTGCTCCCGCCGGCCTGACGATCAATGCCGACGTGACGGTGAACGGCAAGGTGACCACTACCGGCGACGTGAAGGCCGGGACGATCAGCCTGCAGACCCACAAGCACACCGGCGTCACGACCGGCAGCGGCACCAGCGGAGGCCCGACGCCATGAGGTATCGAAAGCTCGACGCCGCGGGCGACTACAGCTTCGGCAGCGGCTCGGCGGACTTCTACGTCAACTCGCCGGAGGCCGTGGCCCAGGCCGTGCTCACCCGCCTGGAGCTGTTCAAGGGTGAGTGGTTCCTCGACACCGCCGACGGCACGCCCTGGAGCACCGAGGTGCTCGGCGAGGGCACGCGCGGCACCTACGACATGGCGATCCGTAACCGCATCCTCGGAACGACCGGCGTCAACCAGATCGACAGCTACGACAGCACCTTCGACGCGGACGCGCGGAAGCTGTCGGTCACCTGCACGATCACCACGGCCTATGGCCAGACCACCATCAGCGAGACGCTCTGAATGGCCTCTTCGACCGCACCGACCATCGATGCCAGCGGCATCTCCGCGCCGAACTACGCCGATTCGCTGGCGTACCTGCAGCAGTCGTTCCGCTCGATCTACGGAGCGGACGTCTACCTGGGCAACGACAGCCAGGACGGACAGCTGCTGAGTGTGCTGGCGCTGGCCATCAGCGACGCCAACGCCGCCATCATCTCCGCCTACAACGCCTTTTCGCCGAACACCGCCCAGGGCAACGGTCTGTCGAGCAATGTGAAGATCAACGGCATCAGCCGCGGAGTGGCCACTAACTCGCAGGTCGACCTACAGGTGGTTGGCCAGGCAGGTACAGTGATCACCCAGGGCATCGCCCGGGATGTGAACGGCAACAACTGGGCACTCCCGGCCACCGTTACCATTCCGCCGGCCGGCACGATCACGGTGACCGCGACGTGCACAACGTCTGGCGCAGTCGCCGCCGGCATCGGCCAAGTGAACATCATCGCCACGCCGACTCGCGGTTGGCAGTCGGTGACCAACGCCTCGGCGGCAGAGCCGGGCGCTCCGGTGGAGACCGACTCCGCGCTCCGCCAACGGCAGCAGGTCTCCGTCGCGTTGCCGTCGCGCACAGTGCTTGAAGGTACAACCGGCGCTGTGGCCAACATCACAGGCGTCACCCGGCTGGCGACCTATGAGAACGACACCAACTCGACCGACGCCAACGGCATTCCGGCGCACTCCATCTCGCTGGTAGTTGAAGGCGGGGACGCGGCGGCCATCGCCCAGGCCATCGCCGACAAGAAAACCCCTGGGACTGGCACCTACGGCACCACCTCGCAGACCGTGACCGATGTCTACGGGCGCCCCCTGACCATCAACTTCTACCGGCCGACCTACCAGGCCATAACCGTGGCGATCTCTCTGAAGGCCCTCGCGGGCTACAGCTCAAACGTCGGCGCTGCGGTGCAGCAGGCAGTCTCGGACTACATCAACGGCGTGGCCATCGGCGGCGGCCTGAGCAAGGCGGTCGAGTGGGCTGACGCGATCACTGCGGCCAACAGCGTGGCCAACAGCAACACCTTCAAGCTGACCGCACTGACTATCACCGGTCCTGGTGGCGCTGGCACTCCTGATGTGGCGCTGGCGTTCAACCAGGCGGCCAGCTGCGCCCCAGCATCTGTAACCCTGACGGTGACCTGATCCATGGCCGACATCTCCGATTACCTCGGGCTGATCACCAGCGAGCATTCCGACAAGCCGAAGTTCATGGCCACGGTGCAGGCAGTGCTGCAGCCTCTGGTTGATGTGATTAATGCTGCCGATGGATTGGCGGCTAACTTCGACCTGGATGTGGCCATCGGTGCGCAGCTCGATATCGTCGGTCTGTGGGTAGGCATCAGTCGCCATGTCAAAACCCCTCTTGCAGGCGTCTATTTCTCATTCGATATCGACGGTATCGGTCTCGATCAAGGGGTATGGAAAGGGCCATTCGACCCTGACTCAGGCGTCGTGTCTCTCGACGATGACACCTACAGGCTCCTGATCAGAGCAAAGATCGGGGCAAACCATTGGGACGGAACGCTGGGTGCGTCGAAGGCAATCCTCGACTTGGTGTTCAGTGGTGCCACGCACGTGTTTATCCAGGACAACCAAGATATGTCGATGACCATCGGCGTATCAGGTGCTCGCCCAACACCTCTTGCCCTGGCCCTTCTAACCGGCGGCTACATCCCGATAAAGCCCGAAGGCGTAAGGGTCGACTACTACGTCGTCACCAGTGTTGACGGGCCTCTCTTTGGCTTCGACATCATCAATGAATACATCGCCGGCTTCGATCAAGGTAGCTGGGGAACCGTCTACTCCTAACTGGAGAACTTCATGGCAAATAATGACTTCCTGCCGTTTGCCGGCGGGGCGGGTTCGAACGTCCTAACGCAGAGCGCCTATGCCGCGCTGGCCGCGCGTACAGCAGGGTTTTCGGCAGGTACGGCTCAGTCTGCGCAGTTGAACAAAGTTTGGCGCCAATCTTCAATTATGGCGGCAGTCCTTGCGCAATTGATTGTCGATAAGACAGGGCTTGATGCAGTCGATGACGGCACTACGGCGACCTTGCTTGCAAATCTCAAGTCAGCACTTTCGATTGGCGTGACCGCCGCGCAGTTTGATGCCTCGACCAAGTTGGCAACAACGGCATTCGTGCAGAACGCCCTGGGCAACATCAAGGCATTTCAGGCTGTGACGGCGAATACCGCGCTGACCGCCGCGCAGGCGGGAACCTATGTCTGCTCCAATGCCGGGACCGGCGCCGTAAACCTGCAATTGCCGCTGCTGAGTTCGGTTGCGCCTGGTGCGACTTTTGTGATCTCGCACATCTCCAGTGCCATGTCGAGCTTCGCGGTAGGCGCTGCTGGCTCCGATCTTCTCGTCTTCCTCGACTTCGCTACGCAGCTTACGCCCTACGTCATGGCTAAGGGCGAGACGATTGTTGTCGTGTCCACGGGCTCTGCCTGGAAAATCATGGCGCGCACAGACGGCATCGCAAATGGGCGCCTTATCGGCGTGCAGGTTTTTGCCTCAGCAGGCAGCTTCACCTACACGCCAACCGATGGAACCAAGTCGGTTGTTGTTGAGGCAGTCGGTGGTGGCGGTGGCGGTGGTGGTGCCCCTGCATCTGGCGCGGGTGCCATTTCTGTGGGTGGCGGCGGGGGTGCCGGCGCTTATGCCAAGAAACGAATTACCTCAGGATTCGCCGGGGTAACTGTGACCGTTGGCGCAGGCGGAACTGCCTCGGCTGGGGCGACAGGGGGCGCGGGCGGTAGCTCCTCGTTCGGTGCCCTGCTCAGCGTCGGCGGGGGGGCAGGGGGCGCGACTGGTGGTCCAGCAGGCTCCTGCTTCTTCGCCAATGGCGGCAGTGGATCGTTAACTATCAGCGGATCTCCTGACGTCTCCAGCAGCGGTGGGATCGGATTTGCCGGATATGGAATTGTCGGCACCGGATATCTGCCCGTTGGAGGCTTCGGCGGGGCTTCCTATTTTGGCATGGGGGGTAACGGAGGGTCTGGCTCTGTCGGCGGCGCGGCACAAGCAAAAGGCTCGGGAGGCGGTGGCGCTGGGATCGGCGTCAGCGCTTCTGCACTCGCCGGCGGGGTCGGCGCGTCGGGCATGGTAATTGTCTGGGAGTACGCATGATGAAAACGTATGCGCGGATTGAGGACGTGGTCGTTGTCGAGCTGTTTGAAACTGACGGCGATATCAGCGAGATGTTCCATCCTGACCTGGTCTGGGTCGTAGTACCTGATGGCGCGGATGTAGCCTGTGGCTGGACCTATGCCGCGGGAAAATTCTCCGCGCCAGTCGTTCCTGCGCCGACGGCAGAAGAGATGAAGGCCAAGATCGCCGAACGCCGCTGGCAGCAGGTGCAAGCTGGCACCAATGCGGATGGCGTCCATCTGGACACCAGCGACACCAGCCAGGTGAAGATCACCGGCGCAGCCCTGGAAGCAACACTCGACTCGACCTATAGCTGTGACTGGAAGGCGGCCGACGGTAGCTGGGTGACCCTCAGTGCCACGCAGATCCTGGCCATTGCTCGGGCGATGCGGGCATACATCCAGGCGTGCTATGACCGTGAAAAGGCCCTGGCGGAAGAGGTCGATGCCGGCACCTTCACCGAAGCAATGCTCGACGAAGGCTGGCCGACATGAGCCGGTTCCTGACCACGCTGAAGACCGAGCAACTGGGGAAGTGGAATCACCGACTGTTGGCTGACCTGGTGCTCGAGGATGACCTCGGCACGTTCACCGCGCCGGCAGGCTTTGAGACGAACTTCGCCAGCCTGCAGGTGCTGCACAACGCCGTGCTCTTCGTGTTCTTCGCCCTGGTCGCCGGTTACGGCAACCTCGCAGCGACCATCCACGACCAGCTGTACACGGCCGGCCAACTGCCCCGGAAGGACTGCGATGCGGTGTTCTACCGCGCGCTCCGCGCCGAGGGGGTTGCAGCCTGGCGGGCCTGGATCATGTGGGCCGGCGTCCGAATCGGCGGTGCATCGCACTACACCAAGACCCGGCCCAGCGCCGGGTCTTCTGTTTCTGGAGGCCAGTAATGCCCATCACCGAGCAGCAGTTGCTGCAGATCCTTCCGAACGCCGGCCCTCGAGCCGGCGTTTTCGTTCCTGCGCTCAACCGGGCGATGATCCGCTTCGGCATCACGTCGAACGTGCGCATGGCCGCCTTCCTGGCCCAGGTCGGGCATGAGAGCGCGCAGCTCACCGCGCTGGTCGAGAACCTGAATTACTCGGCCCAGGGCCTGGCCAACACCTGGCCAAGCCGGTATCGCGGTGCCGATGGGCAGCCGAACGCACTGGCGAACCAGATCGCGCGTAACCCGCCGTTGATCGCCAATACGACCTATGCCGGCCGGAACGGAAACGGCCCGGTCAGCTCCGGTGACGGCTGGCTCTACCGTGGCCGCGGCCTGATCCAGATCACCGGGCGTGCGAACTACCGCGCCGCTGGCGCCGGGATTGGCCAGCCGCTGGAGGATCAGCCGCAACTGCTCGAGCAGCCTGACTTCGCCGCGATGTCGGCCGCATGGTGGTGGTCGGCCAATGGCCTGAACGACCTGGCCGACGCCGGGCGCTTCGACGACATCACTCGACGCATCAACGGCGGCTTGAATGGGCAGGCCGAGCGCCTGGCGCTGTGGGCCAAGGCCAAGGAGGTGCTTGTATGAGCGCCTTTGTTCAGTTGTCGCCGATCCTGGAGCGTGCCGACGACCAACTGTTCTTTCTTTGCCCCGGCTGCCAGATGCTGCATGGCGTCAACGTCAACCGTGCCATGCCTGGACCTGGTTGGGACTGGAACGGCGACGTGAACAAGCCGACCTTCAGCCCTTCGATCCTGGTTCAGTACTGGTGGGGCGAACAGCGAGAGGATCGCCGCTGCCACTCCTTCGTCCGAGATGGTCGCATCGAGTTCCTGAGCGACTGTACCCATGCCCTGGCCGGACAGACGGTCAACCTTCCCGAGATCGGAGACTACTGATGCTTCTCAACTACTGGAAGCCGCTCGCCCTGGCGCTGCTGATCGGCGCCGTCGGCGCGTTCTGCTGGCAGCAGGGCAGCTCCCGCGCCGATGCCGCCTGGCGGGCGAAGTGGGAACGGCACCTGGCCGCCGATGCTGCGGAGACCGCCAAAGCCCAGGCCGAGCAACGCGCGATCGAGCAATCCCGCCAACAATCCATTTCAAAGGTGACACAAGATGCCCAACGTGAAATCGACCGCGCGGCTACTGATGCTGCCGCTGCTCGCGCTTCTGCTGGCAGCCTGCGGGACGCAGCCGACAACCTCGCACGCAGACTGGCAGCAAGTGAAGCCGGCCGCGATACCTGCACTGCCGGAGCAAGCAAGGCAGCTGCCGCCTCCGCCCAGTTGCTCGCCGACGTGCTCAAGCGCGCTGACGAAAGAGCGGGAGTCCTGGCGGAGGCTTTTGACCAGTCCCGCACCCGGGGGCTAGCGTGTGAGGCAGCGTATGACGCGCTGCGGTGA